CCCTTATTAACAGAAACGCTTTTCAGGTGGGTATATTGTCTACGCCAGCCATCTTCGCATAGTATTTCTACACTATTTCCCCAACCTCCGTTTAATCCCGCGAAAACTACTTCTCCCTTCTTGGTAGCAATAGCTTCTCGGTTTATTAGGTGAGTACCCCAATCGTGGCCTGGGTGAATACCTCCCCTAAAATTCCTATAGAATCGTTTACCTAATGAGGACTTTGCAAAGGTCGTTAGACCATAGCCCTGCGTAGTATAAAAATCCTTTTTATATGCTCCCTCTATTGGGTAGGCATAAGTTTTTTTTCTACTCGTCATACAAATTGGTTAATTATTGAATCGCGTTTATTATACCAACAACTGAACCGACTGTTCCTGCGACAGCTCCTAGTATTCCGACGGCTACATACACTCCGGCCCATTTCAATCGGAATGATGTATTTTTAAACACCTTTCCGTTCTGTATTTCTAGATGTTTTTCAATCTTTCCTACAGAGTCTTTTATATCAACTAGGTCGTCCCGATACACTTGCTTAAAGTCTATCAACGATTCCTTTAGATGTTTTGCATCTTTTTCGTTTGACTTCTGTATCGCCTCTAACATCGTTACTAAAACTTTTTTGTCTTCCTCCGACATAAACTTTTTGTTTAATTATTTTCTAACTGCTTTCCTTGTTTTAGCCTATTAGCTACCGAATAATCGACCTTTGGCCGTTATATTAAAGTTGTCAAGATCTACTAAGCTGTCTTGGATTAAGACTTCTAAATAATCTCCATTAGCTCCATCAATGTCGGCGACAAATTCAGCCGTCGTGAATGTCCAGCGACCTGTAAGGCCAAAGAATCCAGCTGGAGCTTTATCCGCATAGGCAACGTCATACATGTCGTCCTTTAAATCACCGTTAGTCTTGAATGACTGTTGTGTCTGGTATTGCTGCTGGTAAACTAGCGCCTACTTTGTAAATCATAAAAAATTATTTAAATATCCCAAGAGGAGTCCCATGCGAATTCCTCCCACGATTCCTTTATAATGCTCTTTACTCCACTGACTGTTGCGTATACTAGTCGTTGACGAAGACACTTTGCTGTGTCTATTGCCTCTGCTTGTGCGTAGTAAACATCTGTAGGGTACCCGTCGCTATCGTTAGCATAATACTTCTTTATAAAAGCAGCGTTTTGCTCGTCCAGCATGTTGCGGATAGTTACTAAATCGAGTCCTTTTACTGACATAAGTTAACATTTATTTTTATTGCTCACTGTAAAATAGCCCTTTCGTTAGAAGCTGTCGCGATACCTTTTGTCCTACTGTACCAGGCGTATCCATTGAGTCTGTTTGTTGCGCCCATACAGCAGCGTAATCTCCTAACTGTTGCAAGATTATTTCAGAAGGTTCTCCGTTTTCCCAAACATCCAATCCGTTAATTTCGTCTGTTCCGTTATAGAGTGAATCAATATAAACGTAAGCGTTCGGAGTTACTGATAGAGCTACTACCTTAACTAGTGAGTATGCTGGAACATTTCCTTCGTATGCGGCCCCTATTGAAAATACATTCCAATCTTGGTTTGTAGGCATGTAGGCCGTGTCGTCTGCTGATGTACTTCCAGGAAGCCATAACTCTACTCGTACTTCGTCTGACTCCATTGCTGCGTTCTTCTTGATTCGCCCGTAAATTTGAGCAGACTTACCAACCTCAGAAAGAATTTTGAATGTCTGTACTATACCGACTACATCTTCTATAGGCTCTAATCGTTCTGATAGAGAGTCCGCTTCGTAAACTGTTGTATCATCAAGCCCTGCTCCACACGATTGCTTTATTCCAGAAGGCGTATATACAAAGTGCTTGTTATCAGTGTCATTATATCTCTGTAAGGCTATCTTCGATCCCCGTACTAAATTCTGATAGCTGGAATCCACTTTATCTATAGAGCTATCAAATGTACATGAATCAAATACAACTTCGTTAAAGGTGTCTGTACCTATACGAATATTTTTAGTCATTGATCCTCCTATGTCGCCATAGAATCCTCCTGTGTAACTTGCTTTCGGTGCACCCGCGAATACCAATGTACTCTGACGCCCTGCTTGAATATCAGGATTTGTAACAACGGCAATTGAGTTTGTTTGCTGAATACCTCCCGCAAATATATTATTGCTGGAATTAAATCCGTTGATTATTGGGTCGTTGACTGTGACGTTACCGTTAACGATACTTATACCTGCGTTCGTTGTCGATACAGATATTATATCGTCATAGGTTTCGTTAATAGAAGCCATGTATATATACTGGCCTTTATATTGAATCAAGCCCGCAAATGTTTCTGCAACCCGTGATCCTCTAGAACCAAACCCCCAAGAGCTAACAGGCTCCCAGCAAACCACATTACCGAACTCCCTAAAGTATTTCCCACCGCCGTCTTTTATCTGGACTCCGCGTCTACTAAGAGAGGCACCGCCTGGGTTTATAAATGATACCCAAGTGAAATCGAGGACAGCTAATTCGTCACCGTTTTCGTTGATAAAGTAGTACCCCTTAGTTGGGTCCTTTGCTGTTACATAAATATTTGTTTGGGTATTTACTACGTGCGCTCGCGTTGTATGTACCGCCGCTAATCCACTTTCTGCTCCTCCTGGCGTATCGCTTAAAATGATCGCCCCTAGAGCAATGCTCTTAATGTATTTAACCTCTACTTCATCATAAGTACCTGTAGACATTATTATAAGTCTGTCGTTCACGTTCCAGTCAACTGTGCTACCGTCTACCGTTAGTTCATTGCCTGTTGTTCCATTACCTGCAACGTATAATTGTTCTTTTTCTGCTTTTACGGCTCCAGTAAGCTTTACAAGTAACGGCGCGTCTGCAACCGTTATTCCAAAATCTCCATCTGCTGCATCGTGTTCCATTTCGATATTACATTGGATAGAAGGATTTGCTGTTAGTACCACCTCAAAATAAGCGTCCTTAGCGAAAACTAAATGGCCTTTTAATTCTAATTTTGTATTAGCTAGATCGTCAAATAATATTCCTCCCTTAGCTCCACAATAAAGACCGTAGTCGAAAGTTCTATACGATTGATCTGTATCTGCTCCAGCGCCTGATCCACATGCTTCCGTCCCAAAGAGTAGCGCCTTTTCTTCCGATCCTGCTGTTGATATAGCCAGTACGTCGTCTCCGGCTACTGGTGCTCCTGTACTGCTGTCCCAAGACTCAACCGCTATTAGGGTTCCTCCTGCGTTCGCCGCTATTGTTACATTAGTTGCCGTCTGAGTAAATTTCCATCTGTAATAGCTGGCAGTCAATGTAGTGAACGAATATGGAACTGTTAGTCTAATTTGGTTTATTGAGTGAGTAGAGGCAGTAGCAAGATCTCTTGTTCCTGAAGATTTATCTACCCAAACAGCCCCGTCAAACTCTTGTAGTGTGGCGACTAGATTACCTGTTCCAGTGTAATTTACTAAAACTAAAGATACTGCCACCGCGTCGTCTACTAAAGATGGAGCAGTAAATGCGTCCGAGAATGACTCAGTTGACAATACTATATTACCACTAGCATGTAGTGGGTCAGAAAAGTGATTGTTATTCCAGTTTGCCGCGTTATCGAAATTACCTGCGGCGCCTAATAATTTTTTACCCATAAAGCAAAGTTATGCGTTATTCGAATCTATGTATTCCACTAGCTTATCTTTTATCCAGTCGTCTACGTTTACTCCCTCTTTTAATTTGCGCCTTGTACTTATAAACTTTTTTACCACACTTAGTGGTATTTTGATTTCTCCATACTTACGTTTTTCTGCGTTAGCCATAAAACAACTTTCAAATTACTAAATATCCCACACTGTTTGCCATAATGACGACTGCCAACTGACACTTGCTACGTTTTTAACGCCACTTACAGTAGCGTATACAAATTGCTTTTGTAGACATGTTTCACCATTTTCTGCTTCTGCCTGTGCGTAATAAATATCTGTGGGATCTCCGTCTGAGTCCCATTGATAATATCTTTTTACGCTTGCTACATTTAGCGGGTCTAATAGGCTTCTAAGTGTAACTTGGTTTATTCCTGAAGGTCCCATAGGTTTGTATTTAAAGTAAACTTTAATTGGAGACACCTATTAGATGCCCCCTCAAAAGTTCTCTTTAGAACGAGTCAGTGAGGTATTGTACCTCGTAATCGTTGGTCGCATTCGGAGCAGTTGTAGGAATAACTGTGTCGTATTTCTTGTCGATAGTTGCCGCCTCATCTGTTCCATTCGCTTTGAAACGAATAACGGACGCGTCAGTATTCTCAAACAATGGTCGGTAAAGACCCAACTTGTTTGAAGATCCAATTCGTACTTGCTGTCCAGGAGAGGACTGTGCAGGTAGTGAAATTGCATCTACAGAGGACATAGGGATAACACCTAGGACGCTAGATACTCCTGATAGAGTGACTCTATCTTGAACATTTCGTCCAGCCCAATCCTTACCTTTAATAGTAACAATTTGAGCCATTCCTGATTGGTTTCCCTTAACAGATAGTGCACGAAATACATCCGGGTCAGTTAGACCAGTGGTTATAGTCTGTGCTGCTGCTGTAAGGCTAACATCTCCCATTACAGCATTTGTCGCTGCACCCGTTGGGTTCATGATTGACTGTACTAGTGGGAATCCACCTAGAAATGTGTCGACTGCGTAACCTTTCTTGATCGCCCCGAGAACTTGTGAAAGCTTTTTGCTTATCATATCTTTAGTTCTTAATGAATTATTTCTCCCATCAAGGGTAGCTTTTATGCTACCCCATCAGGGAATTACATTTAGGCGAGTCGAACATTACTGATCTTGCTCTGGAATTCCTCGGCTCGTACAACTAGTACTGTAGCCTCAGTAACCATGAACTTGATAGCAGCTCCTGTTCTGTCAAGCATACCTTTACCGAGACCATAAAGATCTTCCATGTAAATGTTCTCCTGACCTCGTGTTCGCTCTGTAACAACGTACAAGTCACCAACAGTGTTACCTGGGTAAGTTGTAGCGTCGTCAGCAATAGCATGAGATGCTACGAAAGGAAGTTTACCAATCATTGATTGATAGAATCCGATCTCTACTCCAGTTGACACAGTATTAGTCTGGTCAAGGTTGATTCGTACATCACCGGCCAAAGACTGGTTGATAGCACGCTTCATTCCATATGAAGTGTAGATAGCTGTTGGCATAACACCATAGCTATTTAGTAATGTAGAAATCTCTGCGTCTAATAGGTCTGTTCGGAAACCAAGAGCGTTGTTAGCGTCATCAGTAATGTTGGTAGTGATATAAGTATCAAGACCATCGAACTGTGTTGCTACTGCTCCACTGTCTCCAGTAACAATCAGGCTTTCTTCTCCTAGTAAAACTTCTCTCATTGCTGCTTCTGTTTCAATAGCTTCAATATCTGTAAAACTCGCACCAGCGGCAATCATCTTGTCGGTGATAGACTTTGTTTTACCAAGCTCTTTGTAAACAGCAGAACGACGAGCGTAGCTTGTTGCGTCCTCAGTAGGTGTACCTCCCTCAGTAAATGCAGGTGTACTTGATCCTACAGCTGTCATCAAGTTCCATGATGCAGCTAGTCCACTACCTTGTTTTCGTGCAATACGATCACGTAGTGGTGTCTCGCGTGAATCGAGACGGTCTACATAGCTTGATAGGTTTTCACGTACCAAAGTAAGTGTAGACGGGTTTGTATAAGCTGGAGTTGACAAAGTCTTCTCCACCTTCTGTAATGTCTTTTCTAAGAAATCCATACGTCTTATAATTTAGTTATTCAGCGCTAGCAATTTCTTGCTTAGCTTGTACATTTGCTTTTGCAAATGATAGTCCCTCATCCATGTACTTTTTAGTAAGGCCTTCTACGCTTTTTTGAACGTCGCTTACCTCATCTCTCTGAAATGCCTTTTGAGCAATTTCGTACACCGATACGGATTTTCGGCCATTAGGCAGGTCTGCCAATTTACCGACAACAAGAGCCATTTTTTCTATCTTAGCTTCTAGGTCTTCCACCTTTGAAACTTTCTCTGATAGGCTCTTTGCAACGTCTGCTAGGTCCTTAACAGACTTTTGCAGTTCGCTGTGTTCAGCTTTAGACACTTTTCCTTCAAGACCTTCGAGCGCCTTTGCTACACTCTTTGAAACTTCAGCCACTTCGGGCGATGTTTCTGCAGGTGCAGGGGTCTCGACTGGAGCTTCCTCAACAACTGGTGCTGGGGCTACTTCAGGTGTCTCAACGACTGGTGCGTCTTCAACTGGTGCTTCCTCCGTAGCAGGTGCTACTTCAGGAGCTTCTTCTGTTCCCTCTTCTACAACAGGTGCATCCTCTACAACTTTTTCTCCTTCAACGGCAGGTGTTTCTGCTCCTTCGGCAGGTTCCTCTCCCTCTGGAGTTTCTTTTGTAGGTTCATCTGCGACTGCTGGAGTCTCAGGCTCATCAGTTTTTTCAACAGCTACCTCTGGAGCTTCCTCCTTTGGCGCTTCCTCTTTTGGAGTTTCCTCAGCAGGTGTTTCCTCTGCTGGAACTTCCTCACCCTCTGGTGCTTCTTCCTTTACTTCCTCACCTTCTGGTGCTTTTTCCTCTGTTCCTTTAATAACAGAGAAAAGCTTTCCGCTATCTTTAATAGCCTTAAAAGCGTCTGCAGCTTTAGTAATTTGCTCATCTGAGAGTTCATTACCGTCTACTGCTGGTCGCTCGCCGCCGTTCTTTGAGAACTCCGCGCAAGCTTGTAATGTATCAAGTTCTTTCTTCGTAATCATAGACTTAGTTAATTTAGTCTTTGTCTTAGAGTGCTTGACCAGCTCCATTTCTTTTAGGTGCTGATACAAGTGACTTAAGATAATCTTATAATCTTTTGGCTTCCAATATCCACTGTCAACTAGCTGTTTCAATCGAATCAGTACCCACTTACGGTTGATTGTATAATCAGCGTTGTGGTGCATCATCGTAGGGTAACGGCCACCGTCGGATAAAATTATTCCGCCGTCCTCACCTATTTTTTGCCATGCCTCGAATATTGCGTCGTCTTGGTAAGCAGCTTCTACTTCCTCATCTGAGGGTAGTTCTACCTTTTCCATGATCTGCACTAGTTGAGTTACAATCATTAGGTCCGCAGTAGTCAGTCCGTTTTCTGCATATGAGTCGCAAGGTTCTGCGTCACACATTTTAGAGAACAGATCGACAACTTGTGGCTCTACTGATTTTACAAATGACTCTAGGTTAGTAGCCGGTTCTTCTGCTTTCTTTTGGAGAGCATCAGGAGTTACCTTTTCCATAGACTTATATGTTTTTATTAGTCTTTGTGCTTCAGTTGTGTATGGAACGCCTTCAGGATTATGAGATGGGTTTACCTTATCCCAGTCCACAGACTTTGCAATGCTCAGTGTAGCTTCAGGATTTGCTGGGTTTCGTACGACTGAGATTTCGTCAAGGATAATCTCTTTGTACACTTTGATACTCTTTCCGAGTTCCTCCACGTATTCGTAGTCGACTTCAACGACCCTGCCGCCAACTGAAAGTGCGATACCTTTACCTTTTTTAAGCATAGCGTCAATATCCCTCGATAGGGACATGTCCAAGTCAAGCTCACCTTTGACGTACATTTTGTCGTCTTTGATCTTCGCCTCTTTCCAGACTCCGATCTCGGTGTAGAACTTATCTTGGTGCTCTGCTCTGATAGGTATATCGCCTTTGTTTACTGCATCGCACATTTTTGCAATCGCCTTGGGGTCGAATTTCTCTTCCTCAACGTCGATCGCGGGTGATGTAGCCAACCCTTCTACAAGGAGCTTTGACCCATCTTTTGTCTTGGTGGACTTGGTAATCGGCACATAAATTTTGAACATAGTACCTTTTACTGTTATCCGTAAATAAGAAGAAGACCAATTCTTCAATACCATTTACACAGGGACGCCAATCCCCGAACGTAAATATAGCATCGAACTACTTTGGCCTTCTTTATGAGGTCTCAGGGTGTTCTTAACCCTCGTACATCATTGATGGTAAAACTATACCATACCTTTTTTTACCTTGCAAGGTTTTCCATGTTTTTGTCTGCTCGTTCTCTTTCTGTAGCAGTAATTTCGTCAAGAGCTTCTGGCTTTTTTCCTTCCCTTACCAGTACAGTATCAAACCTCCATGTCTTCTTTGCGAACTTTGATCTTACCTCTACTATGCCCTTCCCTATAACTCGTAACAATAATCTGTGAGTTAGTGGGCAATTTAAATCTATAGCAATTTGTTGGAAATCTTTTCCTCGCAAGCCAAAAGTAGGATCTTTAGGTCTATGCGGATAATTTATGCGCCTACAATTTGTACAAATTACCTCAGTATCTACCTCTCCTGAGGCTCGATACAGAAGCGTGTTACAGTTGTGGCAACGGAAATCCCCTAACTTTAGCATACTCAAAACTATTATTTTTGTGCCAATTTTGGCGTAATTTTTTTCGTTATCCCTAATCTAAGTAAAAGCTGAACGAATCCATTATCTGTGAGAGTACTCCTTGCTTCTAGTAGCAAGTTGTCTACCTCATAAATAGGGATAAAAGATTCTACGTCCAACCGCATAACGCCCTCCGTGTTTCGCTCTAATAGCTCTAGCGTTCTCTTTTTATAACCAGTCATTTCGCTGATAGCAAAATATATATTTCCCACACTCTTATCGGGACCTACTAATGATTCACCCCCTGCCCATACGGCGTTAGGATTTGGAATCTGAAAGGCTATTCCTTCCTTCCCCTTCTTGTATTGGTAGTCACTTTTTGCCTTGTGGATAACTTCTTTGATCTGGCTACTTAAGGACTTTTGTTTTACTGGAATCAGATACTGGGCGTAACTATCAAAGTTGGTTTCGTACTCTACCCAGCAACGGCAATTTACATGAGCTGGAGGGTAAAGATAAGAGAAGCCCTCAGATATAAAGTTCTTATCCATTGGTACCTCTTGTCCCTGTAGTGGGCCACAGATAGGACACACGCGCTCGTCCATAGCGGTGATCCATGTCTTTTGCCTTACTCCGTTGAGTCGTGCCGTTTCATATCGTATATATTCAGTAATAGCTTGTGTCTCAGTGGCTACTATAACCTTCGCGCGTTTCTTCGCTATCTTGCCCCCTAGCGTCTGAAGTCTGTTTACCATTTGGGTCTTTGTCTCTCCTAGCTCAATACCTCTAGCCAGCTCCCTAACCAGTCGTTTCTTCGTTGTAGCGTCTAGACCTGAAATTAAAGTATCTACCCTCTCCCTTATTTTTCGCGTGTATTCAGCTTTAGACAATCTGAAGGTTAACTTTCTAGGTGATGGGATTTGGTCGATAACTGTCTGCCCCGCTATATTAGCCGTGTGCTTTAAATATGAAGATGTTTTAGGTCTAAAAGAGTAGTAGCTAGAGATCGGCTTTATTTCCATGTCTACTCTATTACGTAAGAACAGAAGCAAAGGGGTTAACAGCAAAGCCGTTTCTGGTACTAGTATTTTGTCTCCGGCTAGTTCTTCGTCCTCTACTTGTCTAAGCTCTTCTTTATTACCAACTGTTTTTGCCTTTCGTACGGCTACCCTTTTATTGTTTGGACGTTTAAAGTAATTCTTGTACTCCTTAAAAAGATCGTTAATAACCCCTGACAGAACTACATCCTGCCATTGGTCTTTTAGTGACTTACGAACTAACTTTTCCTCGTCCTTATATCGTTTAGAACTTTCCATTTCTAGGAAAAGTGGGTTCGACTCAAAATGCAAATCTTTTTCGTCTGCCATAATTAGTAGATAGGCTTCCAATGCTTAGAGTTTTTACGCACGCTTTTTTTCGATTCCAAAGCGTCCCCGTCGCCATCTATTCCTTCACCTTCTTTTGGTGTTGGGTCAGTACCCATTCCTTCTGCTGGTTCATCTAAGTCGTCGTCCAAGTCGTCTGCTTCGTCGTAATCAAATCCCTCTCTTTCAGCAATATCTCTTGGAGTTTGTACTCCTGTATCAATATAAATTTTATCTATATCCGCTTGCTTCTTTTTCTCGGTAAGACTTGTAGCCTCTTGGAACTTGAAGACTACATCTTCGTATCCAGTCGCTAAAACGATCTCTCTGTTAAAGTATTCCTCTACAGCTCGTTTGGTACTTCGAACACCACGGGACTGTGTAATTTGATACTGCACCTCTGCTGTAGCTCTGTTTACGTCCTGAAGGATATTAGCGTCTAGAGTAGACAAACCAAATGCAGCGAGTTTAACTCGTGATAGCCAATCCGTGTATTCGACGAATTGCATGTCTTTGTTGTTCCCCTTGAAAGGCAGATAACGATGAGCTGAGTTTCCTCCATAAACGAATTTCATCTTCTGCGTGTTTCCTTGGACAGTAGCGTTCCACATTCTGATAAAGTTCTGTGCCTCTGATTCAGGCATGTCTCCTAGGTCGATCATTCCCGGTGGAATGTTGTCCTCTGAGAATGATTGAGCGTTGTATAGGTCAGCGTTTAAAGAAGATTGTACTGCCAATAGGATTGACTCGATTGGAGCCATACCATACCCGTAAGCCTTAATGTCGCTCTGTGGGTTTTGCATCATGTAGATAACCTCTTTCAACGCAAATTTTGCTACCACCTCATTATCTATAACTTGAGCGTAAGAGAAGTCATGATCGAATTCTCCGTACTGGTTAAATCTAGGTCTTATAGTCGCACCATCGACTGAGTTTATTTCTACTAGCTCGTCTTTAGCGTTGAATATTTTTTCAATAACTCCTGCGTCTAAAACCAAAAGATCTTCTAGCACTCGGTCTAAAAGAACACGTAGGTTTTCACCACTTGAATTTACAAACATGAAAAGGTCGTTAACCTCTTCTATATGTTTTGTATTTTTTTCATGACCCTTTCTTGGAACAATATCCCACTCTGATTGTGACACTGATTTCTTAATCGTGTTTACACAAATTCGCGTTAAAGCATCTACCCTAGCTATCCTTCGTAGGAACTCAAATGATACATTTGATGGTTTATGCATTCCCTTATCTTTCTTCGTGTAGTCTGTTCCTGGCCGTTGGTCAAAGTTTTGGAACTGCCCCGGAGTTGCAGCTGCAATTGCTTTAGACTTTTCCACGTAGCCCAAACGATCTAGTAAAGGGTTTATTGCGCGTTGCACAACACCCTTGTTGTTTTCATTATCCATAAAAATTCCAGCGGAATTACGACTTCGCGACCACTGATCTTATTAGTTATTTTTCTACCCGCTCGTTACTATCGACTCCAATACTAGTTACTATATTAAAGCACCATGTTTTTCCGTCCCTATCAAAAGAAACGTTTTCTATTTTTTCACCCTTTGCTGCTATTCTATTTTGAAGTGCAGAAAAAGATTCGTTAATGCGCTTTTCGTCTCCAACAAAAACTGTACTATGTACTAAATACTTTTTCATATCTATTTTACTATACAGCGTTTTTTATACTTTTTCAACTTTTAGTCAAATAAGCCGTCCCGAGCCATGTCGTCTAGTACCCTATAATTCTCTTCTTTTTCTCTAGCGTCCTTCTCCCGTTTTTGTTGTTCAGTGATTGGTACCTGACCTGGAATATGAGCATGACTTAAATCGCCTACAGCCATTCCTAGCGTTGAGTTTGTCGTATTCATAATAACATTAAACACAGCACCACAACACGCATCAGCTACGTCCTTGCTTCCCTTTGGAGGGTGATCTATTTTAGACGACTTGGTTATCTCTAGCTGTGATAGCTCCTTTTTTAATACGGGCATCTCGTGACATGTGACACGATCTGAATATATCATTTCCTTGAATGTGTCGTATGGTTCAGTTGTTCTGTCCACTGATAAAAGGTCAGACCTTATGCCCTTGGCTCTCAGTATTTGCTTTGTGTCGGCACTTTGGAATTGATCCATTGTTACAAGCTTTATATTAAAGCCCATTTTTCGTAGTGTGTAAATCTTATTTCTCACATCTGAGAAGTTGATTTCTCCTGTAGGTCCTGCCCCTATTTGTTCCGCTAAAACTATCTTTGCTGTCTTCTGCCTTTCGTCTGTTTCCTCGTCCTGTATCCAGCCATCGAATCGAGCCATAGCCATACCCGCAAAGTCTCCACAATCCTTTCCATTTTTCTGTTTATTCAAAGCAAGGTCCAAATGTATATAATAATTCGTTCTAAGTGGCTTCTCTAGCCCTGAATAGGCCCCCTTAACGATTGGAGATGGATCTGTGGTAAAGAGTTCGTTTATCTTGTCTGTGCGTGGCATATAGGCTTGTATTGAGCCTGACGGGATACCAGCAAGGTCTCTCTTTGCTCTATCTGGGTCTTGTAGAAAGGATTTCTTATATTCCCCAGGAATCTCCCATACTGACTTGTTAGCATCGAAGTCGTCGGCCACAAATGATATGTCAGTATCGTCTGCTGGTTTTTCGTCTAATACAGTACCTGTTCTATTGTTAAAATAGAACTTATTAGCCATGTCCGCTTTTTCTATTGGTTTTCCTTTCCACGTAGGCAACTGACAGCTGTACACTTGTTCCGAGAACTGTGTTTTAGCTTCCTCTAACTTTGTCATCACGAAGTCACCCTCATACAAAGGTGATGAGATAATCATCGACAGTCCCTCGTAACCGAAACGGGAAACGATACGTCGTTGCAGTGCTGTGTAGATTTCTTCAGCTACCTGTCTGTTGTCTGTATCTAAATAAAAAGCGGCCTCATCCAGAACAGCAAAAAAGATGTTGTATCCAAGTGGGGTTGTAGATTTACTGTTTCCTGAAATGAGCAAGATGTTTTCTTTTTTAAAAAGAATCTCACCAGCTATAATTTTTGGGTTGAAATGCTTAAACCAAGGGCTACCACTTATAAAGGTCTTAACTCCTTCAAAGGCTACCTTCAACGCCTGTGTTGCGTTTATACCCATGTTAATCATGGCTATTGGTTTGTCTTTTGCTAGTTGAAACTGTCTGTAAGGGTCTCGCAGGCAAAGTATCTTGTGCGTTAAGTAACATTCTATAAGCTCGGCCGATGTTGTTTTACCAGAACCAATACCCGCCATGATAACGGCTTCGGGATACTTGCCCTCTAAAATACCTTTAGCCACTTTTCTAATTTCTGGGTATACGAATTCACCCTGTCCTAAATATGTTTTCGAATCAATAAAAGTATCAAATGATACCATTGGGTAGCGCCACTTAGCTGGGTTCTCCAGCCAGTCTTTATAGTATATTAAATCTAGTGGATTTTTTGCCTCCTTTAAAACTGCTCGTGTAGCCTCTAGTAAAGGCTGGCTCAAGTGATCGGTAAAGCTTGGTGGTTCTATTAGTATTTCAGACATACTAACTTGTTGCCTCTACATCTATAATATCCGCTTCTTCTTCATCGTCTGCTTCTTCACCCTTTAGTTTAAGAATGGCATCGTCTAACATAGCAACGAGTCCACTCATTGCTTGTTTATTTGTCCTACTAGCATCCACTTGTGCTGCCGTGAAAGTTTGGTGAATGTTTATTTCGTTCGCGATTATCAAAGGATTCTTTCTACCTATGTTCCAGTTCTGTATTTCAGCATAGTTCATCTGCATTTTGTGGTACGCCTCAAGAGCGTTTACATATTCAAAAGGCTTCCAGTTTTTGTTTGTTCTAATATGCAGAGCAATTTTTTCTATAGTCATCTCCATTTCTGCCGTGTGCGCTTGACGCATTTGATCCAAATGATCGTAGTCTTCTATTGATACTGATTTGTTTTTTCTATAATAATTTGCAATGTCTGCTTCTAGAGTAGCGCGCCCTATTGTTCCCCACCCTTTTATTTCAGCCTGACTATTTAACTGTTTCAAAACAGTCGGGATACTTAATCCAGTTAGTTTTAGAGCTACTGAGTACTCTCTTCGCTCCTCTATCAAGGCCATAGGGGCGGATCTTCCTTTTGGTTTACTTTTCATACATACAGCATTAGCGGGGGTTTTGATATTATCGCCACCCCCCTTAAGTTGCACATTCTGTAGCTACACGCCTCGTGCGTTTCCGTAGTCAATGATGTGCTGACGAAGTGAGAGAACAAACCCGTTACGCTCACAGAAGGCAACATGTCGTCCGATCTTAGGCATCTGCTGGGACTCGATAGTCACGCCCTCGGGCATGATGAACACGCGTTCCGGCGGAATACCCATAGCCTCAACGAACCTCTCGATCTTGGTGAGAGTCGACGCATCGCACATAGTCACGATCTTGAAGCAGTAAGCCTCATGCTCCATGATAGAGCGTAGGGCTTCTGGGTAGAACGTGTTGCGCCTGTTACCACTCATCCAAATCTTCGGCGAGCAGTTCACTTGGGTGAACATCGCTCCGAACTCGGTGTCCAGCGGGATCGTACCATTGGTCTCGAGCTCAAAGGTGAAGCCGTAGTGCTGGAGCAGGGGCAGTGCACTCTTGAGCGCGCGCCACTGAAGCATAGGCTCTCCACCAGTCAGGACAATATGTCGAACGTCTCCAGCGTGCCAGAGTACTTGGTCGACGAACTTGAGCTTGTTGTACTCGGCGGTCTCAGCGGTCTGGTCGAACTTCTCCATGCTGTTCGGTGGCATGTCCTTGTACTCTTGGCCTTTGAAGTACCAGGTGTACGGGGTGTCGCACCAGATGCAGCGCAGGTTACAGCCCGAGAGCCTGACGAACAGGGACTTGGTGCCGGTGGTCGGGCCTTCGCCCTGAAGCGAAACGAACATCTCACATACTCGAATGGTCATGTCGGACTCCTTCTTGTCGTTACAGGTTTATGACTCACTTCGTCTTGTAAAGGACTATTTTCCCATCTTCTTTCTAAGCAATGCTTTCTTGATTGGGTTTTTTGTTTGTGCCATCTCGGTTGCCATTTCAGTCTTGCTCGTCATAGCTATTGCTATAGCGGCAGTCTTGCTCCTCTGATCTTCTGGTATTGATCCCAAAATTAGGCTAATCAAATACTCCTTCATGAATATTGGGGTCTTCATGAGGTCGCCTGATAGTGGCTTATAGGCCAAATCAATTTTATTTTTTTCTTTGTCATGACGAAACTTAACGGATAACGAAAGCTCGTACTCGTCCATCACTTCTTCATGTTTTGACATACACTCTAAACTTATTTTTCCTCTAACTGTTGAGGAATGATTTTATTATACTAGCTATAACCCATATTGTGCAACTTATCCCAGTTAGACCAGTTGCTATTATTGCTATAGATAGCCTCCCCGCTTCATTCATATTAGCGACTAGTCTTGCCGTCTAGGCCTATAGCGTGTGCTGGGTCGTAAAGACTCACATCCAATTCTATGTCTGGTTGACCGAAAGCTTCTAAAGCATTTTCTCTAGATACTAAAGCGTAACAATTAGGCGTTTCGTATAGCTTAATTGACTTTACTTCAAAATAGCTTTGGCTCTCCTGTTTATTACTTTCCAATTGCTCCATTGCTATTTTGAATAACCATAATGCTATATTTTCTGCTGTTGGCACAAAAGACGTTGAAATGTGTTTCATGTCATCTTTGTGCAGTTTTTCTAAAAGTTCTTTGTCGTAGTCTTTGTGTCCCATGTAGCCGTGATCCATGTACGTGTCAATAAATCTGCCTAGGTACTTTTTAATATCACCGAAGTCCATGACCATACCCTCTGAAGCGTGCCCTTCCTCTTCTACTAGAGTGGCCTCTACCTCAATGATGGCTACATATCTATGCCCGTGCACGTTGAAACATTTTGACGCATGATTAGGGACTCTGTGACCCATGTCGAATTCTAGTCTCCTAGATGCTATACACTTTTGCTTACTAATAACTATTTTTTTAATTATTAAAAGTTAATTACTAATTTACAACGCGTTTCCCCTTTGACTATATCCATATACTCTATATCGTTCAGATCAAAGCCTACTTCTGATAGCCACGTTTTTAGCTCATCTGGAGTTACTCCTCTAACATGAGATGAGTTTCCAGTCTTTGTTGCTGGTACTGTTATCCATAGTCTTATGCTCTCAGTCACATCCTCTTTAGATATATCTAAACCAACTGATGTCATCATTAAATCAAATGTTGTAGCTAGAACCTTTTTGGGATCTATGACATGCTCCAGTGTTTCAGTTAGTACAAAGTCTGAAAATGGGATTCTCGCAGTGCATTTTGGGAATGAAGTTATCTCTTCTAAATCTGCTTTTACAAAATTCCATAGGGCCAAAAATCCTCTATGTTCTTTTTCATATTCTTCAAATCTTCGTGTTGCCTCGTCTAACAACGGTTGGGATATATCAATACCCATACCGCTTCTGTCAGTGCCCTCTTCCGTTAGCCATTGTAATAGATTAAAACCTACGTGACAACCTAATTCTAGAATACTAGCGTGCTTTGGAATTGCTACCCAGTCGGTACGCGCTGGAATATACTGCTGTGCTAACTGGTTTTCTTCTTTACCAAGCTGATTATAAAAAGCCTTAAAGTGCTCCTTGTCTTTTGTGTGTGCCATGTTAGGATCTGCTAAATCCCTATGATACTCGGCTGAGCCATACTCGTTTTCCATATTTATTTTTTAGCAATTAGAATTAGCTCATTGCGTTCACCCTCTGGTAGTGGGTGGCCTCCGTATTTGACTAAGTTTCCAGGCACTATTGTTATATCTGAAAAGTCCTTTGCAAGTTCGCGTATTTCCTCTTCAGAAAATTTATGCAAAAATGCACCCTCTCTATAAGCAGGACCGTGGGCAAAAGTTATTAGACAGACACCACCGGGTCTTAAAATGCGATGTATATTAGCCATTATTAAAACTCTGTTCTCTTCTGTGTTATGTTGCAGAACTGCTATGGAGTAAGCAAAGTCGGACACTCCCTCTTCCTTAAAGTTCTCGATCGTTTGGTATTCTGTTCGCGGGTCTCGATCTCTCGCCTTCTCTATAAAGTCGGCACAAACATCTACACCTACAAGGCGCCTAACGTGTTCTGAGACGTGTTTCGATATACGACCGATACCACAACCATAGTCTACAACTACATGATCGCTGTCTACTCTCTTTAAAATCTCTTGCGCTTCTTGCTTTCCTTCAGCGTCAAACTCTTCAGCTGTTCGCTTCGGCAAAATATACTCAATCCAGTTTGGCTGTTTGCTTATATTTTTCCAAAACTCTTTTACGTTTCCTGTTATCATACCTCTTAATTATTTTTATCGACGACCACTTTAACTAGAGGATTCGGATACTGTTCCTGTAGAATATTTGCATTTGGAACTACGCAATGTCCACCTAGCTTTCCCTCGGGAGGAGTTAAAACGAACTTCTGAAAGTTTGTCATACCCAATCTTATATACAGATCGTTATAATCATGGTTCCAACACATTGTATTTGTGTAGGAAAATCCTTCTTTGTCACATACCTCTTTTATATACCTAGCGTATTCTAAGTTCAGTCCGTAAAGAGTGGTCGAAGCTAATTTCAAGAACTCTGTTTCCTTTGCAGTGTCTGACCACTCAAGGTACATACATGCTCTGTTAAAATAACTTTCTATTACTTCGCTGAATGGGCCTCCTACCCAACGAGTGTGCATTTTAATACTCTTAGCTAACTCTGGGTGCTTGCCGACGATTGGACTATGCCAAGCGCCTAGCTTCTCGGACGTTCCTACTTTGACTGTAGATAGAATTATCGTATATTCTGGTGTGTACTTTTCTTGTAGCTCTTTGACTGAGCTAATAAATGAGTCCTCGTCTTTAAAAGGAAAGGCTATCAGTAGCATTTCTATGCCCGTAGCTTCCCCGTGCTCGTTTTTAAATGGGTCGTAGATAGTAATATCATGCGCGTCTTTTAAGACCTCGCACATGCCCTTGCCGACTTCACCATACCCAGCTATGATTGTTTTCATAATTATTTTAGTCAACTAATTTAAATGCTTTGGTCTCTCTATCCTCCCATGATATTAGGGGGCTTCCAAAGTCCGACTTCATGTCGTGTTTTATTGATTTTCCTTTACGGTCTGCCCCGCGCTTAGCTAGATCGTTTCTTACTCCAGGCCATCTGACTGTTGAGTAGTAGTCGCACGTCTTATCCCATTCTTCTGGTGATATAGCCTTGCCGTAATGTCTTACATATCCTGATAGGTTAATGGCCGGCATTACTCCTCGTGGCTCGCGCTGTTCAAAGCGGACTTGCTCTGTTACACGCACCCACATGAGAATATCTCTGTATTCGGGACCGAACCATTTTCTCTGGGTGAATAATTCGTCTTTATCCTCTGGCGTTATATATGCGTCTAGTAGCCTCATTCTATACCCGTTTATATTTGGGTCATCTAGTATTAGAGTCGTAAGGTCTATCTCGGCGTATTCATCGGCGTCAAAGTAGTAAACCCATTCAGCGCCGTTCTTGCGCGCCTCTGCGAATGGTATTTGTCTACCGCTTCCTTCCATTCGGTTTCGACCTGCAGGTTCGTTTGCCCAAACTTCCCCCTTTATAACTTTTACTACTGCTGGGTGAGCTTCACATATTTCAACCGTCCTATCAGTAGAGCAGTCGTCATAGACATAAATCTCGTCTACGAATGTCGCTACATGGTCTAGCGTTTTCTGAATGATATGTTCCTCGTTTCGTATTCTCGTTATCCCTGCGATTTTCATAATACGATTTTGGCGTAGGTCATACTGCCTTTTTCTTTTACGAACTTTACGTTCTGTTTTGAGAATCCCACCTTATAAAGCATGACTAAAAGCTCTTCCGAGTTTATGCCCCGAGCATGAGAGAAGTTCCCCCATCGGTGATTCGGTACACTTATCCATAGAGTAGAACCCTCGGACATAAACCATTTAGCTACTGAAAGTACTGACACTGGCTCCTGTACATGCTCCAGTGTCTCCGTTAGAACAATATCGGTAATATGTTCCATGTTTAGACGCCCCGCTTTTTCGTCTTCTCTTTTAAATGTTGGCGGATATTTTGGCAGGTCTTCTATAAAAGACTTGACCAGTAAAGCGTTTTTGCTTACTCCTGCTTTGTCTAGTCTTCGTTGAGCTTCTTCTAATATTGATTTTGAAATATCGACGCCAATAGCAAAAGCTTTCTTGTCGCTTAAAAGCCATTTTACTAAGTCGTATCCAGCGTGACACCCTAGCACTAAAATTAAACCTCCCTTTTTTGGTTTTACCCAGTTCATTCTATGACACGGATATTGTACGCTTAATGCAGGCTCGTCTGAACCCAGCATTTCGTAGAAAGCCAAAAATCTAGCTTTGTCTTTTAGATGTGGCATTTTAGGGTCCACCAAATCCTTTTCATAATCCTCTCTTGTATACTCCATACTGTAACAGTTGTTATTCAGGGTAAATTTGACGTCCCTCTTCGTCTATAAGGGAAACTGCTAGAGTCGGGCACGACTGTGCCGCCATCATCAATACTTCTAATTCCTCCTCATTAGCTTCTACTATTTTTTCGTAACGATTTTGTCCCTCGCCTTTAACTACATCCGCTTTATTTTCTTCATTCATCTGGAAGGCGTCTGACATTACAGCGCATGAACCAGCGCCTATACACATTGCTGGATCTACTCTGATGGTTATCTTCATACTAAGTAATGAAAAGACCAACTAGTTTAAATCCTAAATATATTCCGAATATACCAACTATTCCTGCTAGAACTTGTGGTGCTGGAATGGGCAATTTTACTAGGGCAAATACTACACCTACTATTCCACCCGTTAAGAGGGCCAATAAAATGTCTTTCATACTATTTAATATTATCTAAAATTATTCTCTTGAATATAGACGGGGACGAACTACCTGCCCATACATATTTGACTGATCCACCTTTGAAAATTATGAACGTCGGTAGTGACAAGACTTCATAGTGTTGGGCTAGATCGGGAGCGTCCTCTACGTTTACTGTGGCGAAATCAATATCCAAATCGTCTTCGTCTTCTATCTCTTTTGCAATCTCTGTGAATATAGGTGTCATCATTTTGCACGGTCCGCACCATGAAGCCCAAAAATCTACTACTAATAATTCTGTTGCCTTTAACAGCTCTTGTGAATTAGCTGTTGTCATTTCTTTCACTTGCATATAAAAGTAAGTTTATTTTTATAGCTCTATAGTACCATAAAAAAATCGGGATATTGTTAAATATCCCAACTTCTTTACGCCGACGCCGCTACGATTATGAATACTAATACGACTGGTATAATTATTACCGCCCACGATATAATACCGCAAACCAATCCTACTTTTGCTAGACGTTCATTCTTTTGAACCCCCAATGCTGAAAAGATTATTCCTAATGTACCTAGTATCTGACCTAGGCCATAGGCCCAAAAAAGTGCTATTCCACAGATACCACATACTAGACCAGCAATGCTTCTCCATGTAGGCTCGGACATAACTTTTGTTTCTTTGTCTGACATATGATGTTTTACTTATTAGTTTATAGCATCCTCCCGACCCACATAGCGAGTCGGCCGCATCAAGTGGAAATCAACGGCGAGTTGGAATAAAGAACGCTCCCTATAGGGGACGGGAAAATGCTACCTCTCACGGCTATGAGAATAGTATAGTTTTTGTACTTTGTCAAGTTTTTTAGGTTTTTATATAATATTATAGTAGGGGGGGGGCGCTGTTAGGCTACCCCCTAAGACCAGTGCCTCTACCAATTGGGCTACGGATGCTTGGTACACCTGATAGGATTCGAACCTATAATTGGACCACTTTTGAGGCGATTGCGTATACCAGTTCCGCCACTCGCCCTTATTAGGTAATGAACTTTATATCCTCCTGAATATCTTTGAGCCGTTGATCTTCTTTCAGTCGTGAAATATCGCCTTCACTTCTCTTTGTACGTCCTCGTTTATGTGGTTTGCATAACCCACAGGAACGCTTTTTGTTTTTGTAATGTTTCCTCATAAAAATTTCTTGGCACGGGTACTAGGTAATGCTCCCAGCCTAATGGTTTTGGAGACCATCACACGCCTTGCATCTACCCGCTTGGTTCCGGGACTAGGGGTCGAACCTAGACTGCAAAGTCCAAAACTTTGCGTACTGCCATTATACTATCCCGAATTGGTCGGAATATGGGGGATCGAACCCCAACCTCCGGGCTGAAAACCCGCTGAACTAACCGTTATTCTATATTCCGTGGTCTAGATGGTAGGACTTGAACCTACGGCCTCGCAGATCCAAACTGCGCGCTCTAGCCTACTGAGCTACATCTAGTTGGAGATCTCGGGAGGAATCGAACCTCCGATAGACGGGTTGCAACCGTCCGCCTTAACCACTTGGCTACGAAATCATGGAGCGCCAGATCGGGCTCGAACCGATAACATCCTGCTTGGAAGGCAGGTGCTCTAACCAATTGAGTTACTAGCGCTTGGTGGCGGGACTGAGAATCGAACTCAGACCTTCGGCTTATGAGACCGATGAACTACCGTTGCTCTACCCCGCTATTTTGTTCTTGTTGTCTTTTCTTACTAATTTCCAATTAGCTTCTTTTCCACAAATTTTACAAGTATCTAGTTGACTATAGTAAAGTTTTAGAGCACTTTTTATCTTTGTTTCGTACTCGTGTTTATGATCGTACTTGTGCGCTCCTGATGATTTCTTCTTAGACTTCCCCCTCATTTCATCAGGAATGTCCTTTTTTAGTTCTCGTATTTGTACCTGTTTTGACAGAGACCATCTATCTAGATTGCCTCTTTGTTTCTTTTTTCCGCGTTTGAAATTCATATGCGGTTATCTTACTGCTTAATTACGCCATTTTTTGTTTAATATTTATCCACCATTCTGCCCACCACCTGGCGAGGGTGCATAGGACTTCTAATACTGACATCAGACTAACTACATTGCTCTTACAGAAAGCCATCAGTAATAGTTTTGAACAGTTTTTCTAACTAGTGCCCATAAACCTATATCTTAATTATAGGCACTAGCCAGATCAGAAGCGAAGGTACAGTCAGTGCTTCTGCACTTTTATTTACGCACCCCCTCGTCTCCCCTTTGCCTTTGGGTAAGCTTATCAGAGAGGGTGGCCGTCTTAATCGGATCACGCCGACACGGTTGTAGGTGGCTAAACCTACGCAAACAGCTATAACAGGTTATTAAAAACGAAAATTTTAATCTGATAGAGGCTGTCGCAATTATATGGAGAGAGCCTTGTGGGGCTAATTCACATCTCCAAAAGATATTCAAGCTGACGATTCCGTCCTAGGCGGTACGTACAAAGGGTTTCCCCTACTCAAATATCCATTCCAAATGTGAGCTGTCGGCAGGCAGAAGTCCCCCAGACCCCCTCCTCAATATACTACTACCTGCGACCTTCTAACGCCCATACATGTTTTGATTTACCTTAACGGCATAGAAAAAGCCCACGTCTAAACTCCTTCAATTACATTATATCGCACAAACTACAAAAAGGTCAAAAAGCGTTGTATATATCGTTTACACTAAAATGCACACTTTAGAGTATTTCCAACCTATGTCGTCGACGGCTATATCAGGATTTAGCTGATTGTCTTTCGCCATAGCTCTGTCCACATGGTCTTCCAGCCCGAGTCGGCGTACCCACATCTGAGCATAGACTAAGCCTCCGCCAGACCATACGATAATTTCAGCCCCGAATCTCTTGTGCATTTTAAGCATTTCAATAACAGCGTTTCTAGGATTATCCTGAATATCAATAAGAGTACCGTCCACGTCAAAAGCTATTACTGTTCTGTTGTTGTATGTCATATTATATTTATTATCTTAAGGAAAGTGTGGAGCAATTACGGGCGCTCCACTGACCCCTCCGAAGTTCACCATATCCACAAGTGCCTCCCGTGACACTTAGTGCATTTCCTCACCTTGATCTTGAGTTCAAACTTTCGTCCTCCGACGAATATAGTTCTCACCAAGTAGCCGATCAGGTGGTTTGTACGTTTTCCACAGTGCCGACAGTGTCGGCTCGTGAAGGTTATCCATCGCAGTTCCATACTGGCCTCCTAGTCTTGTTCTGCCTGTTGGTCTTCGTAGAATGGGAACTTGAGCTGTGTGCCTTGAGCGCGGTGTTCGATCTCTATGACGAACCCGTACTTTTCGGCTACTCTAGCTACCTTGTCCCACATCTGTGAGAACATGAAGTCCCTTCGGTCTTCCGTGACGTATTCAGCACACCGAGAACACTCTCCTGAGAAAGTGATTCGATAGCTTACTTGCACCACTGCTCTCCGTACTGTGACTTCTCCCTCGCAATGTTTACACTTCATAGCCGCCTCTTCGGTTTACCCAGCATCCAAAGGATCATGAGCATGAACACCAACAGAGCCGTTCCTCCGATGATAAAAGTTTGAAGATCAGTCATCGTCATCTTCCTCCTCATCTTCTTCTGGTACGTAGCCTACAGCGAAAGCGATCTCGTGCTTGCAGACGTAACATTTGAAGCGAAGGGACAGGGCGAGACCGTCGGACTTGAGGTTTGCCTTATGCCACTCTGGTTTCAGGCATTTGACACAGACGAAGCGATAGGCTTGCATGTAGCTCCCCTCCTTTCAGGGCATTGCGCAACTGTTCCATGGTCTTCCTTGTGATTACCTGGTCGGGTTGCATGATGAGGTCGATGAAGTCGTGTACTTCCTCAACCGTGAGGTTGGAAAACATAGTGTGCCACATCGCATGGAAGTCAGCGTCTAGCATGACTATGTTGTCTGCATCCTTGTCTTCT